GTGAGATTCTCTTCATGCTTCTTGTCTATTGAAGCGACAAGTGCTTGACGTATCTCTTCCTCTGCAGCTTCTAGGTGCTTGCGTATAAGTGAACAGGACATATTAGTTTCTTAGTTATGGTATTTAGTATAGCACAAGACTAATCATCTTGCAACTCTTTTGCTTTTTTGTTACTGTAGTATGCGATAGCAAGAACAGACAAGTACATGAGTGTATCGTCTAGCATCACAAGGAAGAAGATAACAGATCCACCTACAGTTACCCACTCAGGGAGTCTTGTAGTGATAGACTTTATCAACCTCTTTACAAGTTTCTCTCCTCCTCTGAAGTAGTATATAACCAGAGCAGTGATTACAAACTCACTGTATGGTACTACGAAATACAAAGAAAGAAAGATAAAGAGAGGCCAGTAATGCCTCTCGTCTATCTTATTAATTAATCTAAGATATTTTCTTATAAGTTTTCTCATCAATACTCACCCTCGTCAAGTGATTCGATATACTCTTTGTTCTGCCTACAGATACCATGCACATCAATCTCTTGATGTAAGTGAGCAGAGGTGTGAAGACCCTCTATCAGTAATAGTACTGCTAACATCATGACTGGAGTAAACCAAAGTGGATTACCCACGACTTCACCTGCTTTTTTCATTGTGCATAAGGGAAAAAGTATTCATCCATCATTCGGTTAGCATTTTCCTTACCGAAATTACCACTAAGGTATCCTAATATAGGATCAAGTTTCTTCATGTATGTATCAAAGTCTTCATAGAATGATGTGTCCTCACCAGTGGGTTGTGCTTCATCAATCATACTACGATAGGTTTCTAGATATTTTCTGAACTCAGGTAGATAGTTATCAACCTCATCAAAGGTACAGTACCTAACAAAAATGTTCTCTGAAAAATGGTTGCCCATCTCAAAGAACCGATAGTCTTTCTCTGCTTTAGGTAAATTGGGTAAAGAAAACAAAAACTTTTCAACTGGATGCTGGAAGTCAAATACTATGATGACTTTCTTCTCAAAGAAACCCATGAGATCCATCCCAAAACAAGGAAGATAACTCCCTGTCTTAGGATACATTACATTGTTATAGATATGAGTCTTAATACTTCTGATATCCACACGTCTTGACTTGATAAAATGTGGAGCAGTATAAAGATCTGCCTTCATGTTCAGATCATCTTTATTGCACCAGTTACACCACCGAGATTCAAACTTGAACTCAGGGAATATATCATCAAGCGTCTTCGTGTAGTTCTTCCACAGATTCATTATATTTATCCCAAGGATGTACATACTCAGAACTACCAACAGCAGACTGAGGTACAGCAGCAATCACACGACCACTAGGTAGTCTGATTAGAAACTGCTCTCCTCCTTCAATTTTTGTTAGGTATTCTTCGTATCCGTTTTCAAATTCTTCATGTGTAATTTCAATCATACCATGCAGCACAGTTGTTTTTCTTGTAGAAATGAAATGGAGTCGGTGCATCCACCTAAGTGGACTCTATCAGCACCATCCTCATCTAATTGGATTTGAGGGAACGTAGCACCCTCACCAAATACATGAGTAAATTGATCTTTAGTAAATTCTTTGTCTAGTTTGTAGACCACATGTGGTAAGTCTTCAAGTTCACACACCTGTATAAACTTATCGCAATAAGGACAACCTTCTTTAGAATAAATCGTAAGCATCATTCGTTTTCTGAAAGAGCAAGAGAGTAATCACGATCAAATAACTCTATGCCCTTTGTTGTGAGCATATGGTCATACATACCATCAAAAATTTTATTAGGAATGGTGCATATATCTGCTCCTTGTGCGAAACTATACTCAACATCAGCTACTGTACGTATAGATGCTGCTAGTATCTCTGGAGATGGTTTCTTACCTCGTTGGTTTTCTGTCCAGTATGGACTCAACACCTCTCTAATCCTTTTGATTAGATTACATCCACCAAATCTCTGGTCATCTACACGACCAACGAAAGGTGATAGGTAAGCTGCACCTGCTTTAGCAGATAAAATAGCCTGAGAAACAGAAAAAATCAGGGTAACATTTACTTTGATACCCTGATCACTCAATTTTTTACAGGCACGTAAACCCTCTGGTGTACAAGGAACCTTAACGGTTACTGCTGGTGAGAGATTAGTGTAGTATTCTGCTTGTTCAAGCATTTCTTCTGCTGTGTCTGCAACAACTTCAGCAGAGATAGATTCTAGTTTAGGACATAGTTGTGCTATCTGAGAGATAACATCTTCTTGTTTCTTACCTGACTTTAGAATCAACGTAGGGTTAGTAGTAACCCCATCAATTAAACCAGTATCGTAACGGTCACAGAGGTCTCCGACAACCGCACTATCTAAAAATAATTTCATCACAAAATCGCTTGACTATCTATTTATCTCGGTTCAACTTTCTGAACCTCTTCCTTCATATTATAGTTCAAAAGATAGTTTTCTGTCAATACATAGTACCCAACGATGTCGTTACCATCACAGTTCCAACCATAAGCATCAACTTTCTCTTCCTTGTTATCAATTCTAAATTTTTTCTTACCACCTAAGTAATCGTGGTATCTTTCGTCTAAGTTAATCATTGGTTTGCTGGTGATGTTAGGATTATAACACATATAGTATGTATATCCTAGCCCATCTGACTCATCTTAAATTTTTCTTTAGAATCTCCTTCCAAATTCATGGATATTATCACCCTTTTACCCTCTGTAGGGGGTACATAATGGGGTATTAGACTAGGGAATACTATAAGTGTTCCTTCCTCTGGTTGTATTGCATCATTACCTAACATGAGAGGTGCTGCATTGTCCTCAACATCAACAAAATATACAGCAGAAAGACAAGAAGGAAAATGATTATGAATCAGAGTCTCTTGACCCTCATCATAAGTCATTGCCCACATATTATACAGACTAAAATTTGCTGGTGTCTTCAGTATATACCTAGCAGCATACTCACATGTGTGTTTAGTAAACTGTATTAAAGGATTGAACGTTCTAGTGTTATCAAGGTGTAATGTATAGAGAGAATGCCACGTTGTATTACCTTTCTGGAGGTCAAAACCTTCAGGCATCTCCTCTCTTAGTTCAAATATTTTTTCTCTGTACTTCACGTTCTCTTGTTCCCAGATAGGAAACTTAACAGTGAATACATCTAGGTCTATACTTACCTTTTTAGCAGTAACATATAGATTTTTACCTGCTTTATGTACTTTCTCTTTCGACATCATAATTTATGATTACTCTTAAGATGGGTGAGTTGGAACCTAGCATTTGAAATGAGCAAGTTGATGGGAATATAGTCAATTCACCCTCATTTGCATCCCAAAATGAACTCTCTTCAAAGAGATACTTACCACCTTTAGACTGAACAATGTAAACAGCAGTCAAAGCAGCTGGCCAATACTCTTCCTTCAGAGAAGGTTTGCTTGGATCAGTTGCTGTTGGTATTAGTTCGACTGGTTTAAATTTGTAATCAAAATTCTCATTGATAAAATTTGTAACCAGTTTCTTAAAGGTATCATATGCCCTACCATCAACGTCACCTCTAAGAATTTTATCTTTTAATGAAATATTCCAGTTATAATCATCAACCATCATAGCTGAATAATATATTTGATGCTTTCTGATTCTTCCTACTTCGTTAAGTTTCATGGTTAAAATAATCTTTACGGTAATACCTACCTAGTATGTTACTATTGTAGTATGCTGGTGTACCATCCTCCAATGTTTCTTGTAGAACATTATTTAAAAATAATTGTCTTGTCTCCTCGTAGTTTACTTTCCCTTTAGTGGGTTGAAGTGCTAGGATTTCTCTCCTAAAGAGGAATTTTCCAGTATTTTTAATGTCTTCTTTAAGCTCTGGAGAACTTCCGTAGTACTTTTTCCAGTCACTCTCAGACGTAACCCTTCTTTTGCTACCTCTAGGCTTTCTACACTGGGTAAAGTATTTACGTCCGATGTATCTCTTCCCAGTTTTCCTATTTGTAATCCTGTAGACAAAACCGAAGAAGTCGCCAATATCATCAGAAGTGAAAGCTGAATCTTTGTATACCCAGGGGTTTTCATAAGTTCCCTCTTCAACCATTT